TATGTGTACACTGGATAATTCATACCGTGTAACAGTTGCTCATTGTATTCTGTAATACCTGAAATAAAAATATTTGGAGTTGTTTGCCAAACTAAACCACCTGCTTTTTTAAGTGGTGCCAATAATCCATTATTGTCTGCTTGATAAATTATATCTGCACCTGCGGCTTTTGGTCTTAATCTTGCTCGCCAATCATATGATTTATTCAGTGTTGTGTTATCAGATTGTGTTTCTGCTTTTATTAATCCTGCTTGTGCCACAGCATCTGCTAGTCTTTGAGAAGATGTTGCTCTGGTATTGATAAAACTGTTGTCACTATAGTTTTCTATTCCTCCAGCAATACCTGGAAAAAATGAATTAACAATGCCCTGTAATCTGGGATCTAACTTACTTACAGCCTTGCCTGCTTTTTTAGTTAGATAGTTGTTTACTGATTTCTCAAAGAATGACATATAATCTCCTTACAACTATTTATCTGTTCTATTAAAACTAGTTTTAATTACCAGTTTTACTAAATACTACTTGACATACACAAAAGACTGTGTATAATACTAACAATATAAATGAACGATAATTTTGAGGAGAGTAAATGGCACAGCCTAAGAAAGTCAATTATCTAAACAATCGAGACATCCTAAAAGAAATACACAAAAGCAAAATGACATTTTGTTATTTGGCTGATGAAAAATATTCAGAATTTGATATTATTTTGGAAGATGTTAAAAAAATTAACAGAAACAGCATTAAAGCCGCCAGAGAAAACAAAGCGGCCAAAATACAATACAATGGCTATCAAGCCGCAATGGCATTACATGATCCAAAGGATTACAAAAATAAACCCAAACAGAAACAGTTTGCAGTAGATCCCAAAAGCATAGACAAAGAGGATTTGGTATTCCGTGTTATGACAATGGAACATATTCCAGATGCACCAGGCAGAAAGAAAAATCCAAAAAATGAAGCAGAGACCAAGGAAAGGGTAAACTTTCCTTCATTTAAACATTATGCATATCAGGGAGAAGAACTTGTGGAAGTTGCCAGAAGTCACTGGCAAGGCAGTTTGAGCAATGGTGAATTCAGTGTTGATCATGGCACACTCACAAACAAACTGGGTATTATGTTTTTAAAACTAGTGGAACGATACAGTCACAGAGCAAACTGGCGTGGTTATACTTATGTTGACGAAATGCGAGGACAAGCAATTCTTCAATTAGCACAAATTGGATTACAGTTTAATGAAGCAAAATCTGATAATCCGTTTGCTTATTACACTGCGGCAGTAAACAACAGTTTTACCAGAGTTCTTAATATGGAAAAAAGAAACCAAGCAATCAGAGATGATATTCTAATTGACAGTGGACATCTTCCAAGTTATGGCAGACAGATTCAACACGAAGAAGAAATGCGGATTATGAGAGAATCTGCAGAAAAAGAACAGATAGACGACGTAAACTAAATGGCCCAACTTTTTAAAACAGCGGCCTGTTTTACTGACATACATTACGGGCTCAAACAGAACAGCAGATTACATCTTAGTGATTGTGCTAGATATATTGATTGGTTTATTGCAGAAGCAAAAGCCAGAAATGCAGAAACCTGTATATTTTTAGGTGACTGGCATCATCACAGAGCAAGTGTTAACGTTGCAACAATGAATGCAACTATCAAAGATCTTAAAAAATTAAATGATGCATTTGACAAAGTGTATTTTATTACTGGTAATCACGACTTATACTACAGAGAAAAACGTGATTTAAACAGTGTGGAATATGCCAGAGACCTATCCAATTTTGTAATGGTGGACGAACATTTTGTACAAGATGATGTTGCTATTATTCCCTGGTTAGTTGGTAATGAACACAAGAAGGTGATGAAATATGATGTCAAATACATGTTTGGACATTTTGAACTACCATACTTTAAAATGAATGCCATGGTGGAGATGCCTGATCACGGTGGCATAAAGGCAGAGCATTTATCAGGTCCTGAGTATGTATTCAGCGGACACTTCCATAAACGTCAATACAAAAACAATATACATTATATAGGCAATGCTTTCCCACACAATTACGCAGATGTAGGTGATGAAGAAAGAGGAGCAATGTTTTTAACATGGGGCGAAGAACCACAATATGTTAATTGGCAGGAATGTCCAAAATACAGAACATTCAGTTTAAAACAACTTTTAGATGATCATCAAAATTTACTTGATGAATATACCTATGCAAGAGTTAAATTGGATATCAGTATTAGTTATGAAGAAGCAAACTTTATCAGAGAAAAATTTGCAGAGCAATACAATGTAAGAGAATTACAACTGATTCCTGTAAAAGAAGAGGAAGAATTTGAAGGTGGCGATATTAGTTTTGAAAGTGTTGATCAAATTGTAATACAACAACTTGAAACTATAGAAAGTAATTCAATTGACAAACAAAAACTCATAGACATTTATAACAGTATAGAGACACAATAATGGGTAAATTAAGACAATGGTTTAGACGTTGGTTTGATAAACAAGTTGAACAAAGTTTTCAACGTCAAGCAGACAAATTATTTTTAAAAGGTCAAAAGACAAAGAATGCTAAAAATTAAAAACGTTTCAGCAAAAAACTTTATGAGTGTGGGTAATAATACTCAGGCAGTTAATTTTGATAATTGCCAATTAACACTTGTACTGGGTCACAACTTGGATATGGGTGGTGACGGTAGCAGAAATGGTACAGGTAAAACTACAATCATTAATGCACTAAGTTATGCACTATATGGTGAAGCACTAACAAATATTAGACGTGATAACCTTATCAACAAAACAAACGGTAAAGGTATGATCACAACTGTGGATTTTGAGATAGAAGGCAAGGAATACAGAATAGAACGTGGTAGAAGGCCTAATGTTTTAAGACTGCTTGTTGATGGACAAGATGCTTTACAAGGTGAGCAACAGGGAGACAGCAGAGAAACACAAAAAGAAATTGAACGTATAATTGGTTTCCCACATAATATGTTCAAACATTTAATTGCTCTTAACACTTATACAGAACCTTTCCTCAGTATGAAAAACAATGACCAACGTGATATGATTGAGCAGTTGTTGGGTATTACTGAATTATCTGAAAAGGCAGAAGTGTTAAAGGAACGACAAAAAGAAACCCGAGATAATATACGTGAAGAAGAACTCACTATTAATGCTATAGAAAACAGCAACAAACGTATAGAACAAAACATTAGAGAAATAGAAAGTCGCAGTAAAGCCTGGGAAAAGAATAAAGAAAATAAAATATTAGAATTAGGCGAAGCAATAGTTAGCCTGGAAGAAATAGACATTGATGCGGAATTAGAAAATCATAAACTATTATCCACATTAAAAGAAGAAAAGACAAAATTTCAAACAATCACAAATGATTTAGATACCGCGGAAAGATCTTTAAACAGAAGTTTTGAAAAATTAGAAGAATTAAAAAATAATTTAGAAGATGCTAAATCAGGTGTTTGTCCTGCTTGTGGTCAAGGAACAGCACATTTGGAAACACACGAAGAATACACAGTGGAACTTGGTGATAAAATTTTAGCAGAACAAGAATACTATGATGAATTAAAAACCAAAGTTGAGACATTGACTGAACAAAAAGAATCTTTTGATTTGCCTGAAGAACCCAAAGTGCATTATAGTTCTTTGGAAGATGCCCTACAGCACAAACACAATTTGGAAACAATGACTGCTCAACTACAGGAAAAAGCATTAGAAGAAAACCCTTATATAGAGCAAATAGAAGGACTGCAAACAACAGGTATTCAGGAAATTAGTTTTGAAACTATGAATGAATTAACCTATTTACAGGAGCATCAGGAGTTTTTATTTAAACTGTTGACTAGCAAAGACAGTTTTATTCGTAAAAAGATTATAGATCAGAACATAGCATACTTAAATCACAGATTAGCACATTATTTGGATAAGTTGGGACTTCCACATGATGTTAAATTTGCAAGTGATTTAGGTGTGGAAATTACAGAATATGGCAGGGACTTAGACTTTGACAATTTAAGCCGAGGAGAACGCAACAGACTTATACTTGGATTAAGTTGGGCATTCAGAGACATGTATGAAAGTTTAAATAGGCCTATGAACTTGATGTGTATTGACGAACTTATAGATTCCGGTATGGATACTATGGGTGTGGAAAATGCACTTGGCATACTTAAAAAGATGCACAGAGAACAGGGCAAAAACATCATGCTCATTTCTCACAAAGAAGAACTCGTTGGACGTGTAAATAATGTACTGACAGTCGTAAAAGAACGCGGCTTCACTATGTACAACACGGACACTGAGTATCTTGATGGCTAATTGGCTTTATAAAAATCAAACAATAACAACATTACCAGACGATTGCGAAGCATTTGTTTATCTAATAACCAATAACACAAATGGTAAAATGTATGTTGGTAAGAAATTAGCCAAATTCAAAACAACCAAACCACCCTTAAAAGGCAAAAAGAACAAACGCAGAGGCACTAAAGAAAGTGACTGGCAAACTTATTGGGGTAGTAATGATCATCTAAAAGCAGATGTTGAATCATTGGGTGAGGATAAATTTACCAGAGAAATTCTATACATGTGTCCCAGCAGAGGTGTAGCCAGTTATCTGGAAGCCAAAGAACAATTTGACAGAAAAGTTCTGTTAAGTGATGAATATTACAACGGAATTATTAACGTTAGGGTAGGCGGTTCAGAAATTTTGCGAGAGTCATTAAAGAAGATATAAGTAGGATTGCAAGGCACAATTTTAGGCACACAAGGCACAATTCAGGCACACACATAGGACCATACACCACCCTACCGAGGCAAATAATATCGGGCTCTTTGACAATCCAGTAATCCTGGTGCGGGACTCTAGAGATGTATGGCGGCAAATGAGATACAGAAACACGACACACAGTATTAAACGATTCAGGCTCTGAGAATAAGCAACCTGAGAATCAGTATAACTGAACTCATCTAGGTTATACAGGTTTCCGTGGGACAACAGTGACGGCAGTGTATGAGGAGTAAAGGCCCACCGCTTCTTAACAGCACCCGAGATTGAGATGATGACAGCATCACATGATGACATCACTACTCACCTATATAGGTGAGTTATGACT